ATTCTATCGAGAAAATGAGTTCTCAACTATCTCGTATCTCTTATAAAATTAAGAGATTAGAACAAGATTTTTAATTTAAAATAATTAATTCCAAATAACGAATGGATAACTGATTAAAATGGCAGAAGTTTTAAATACAAAAAAAAGAGATTATTCATATAATGGTCCAGTTAATTCTACTGACTATAATAAAAGATTAGAAGAAAATTATAAAGATTTAGTTTTTCTTTATAATAAATCAAACGTACTTGATGTAAAACTTTCTCAAATGTTTGAAAGAGTTTTAAAGGATCATATTTTTATACAAAATTCTATTAAAGATTTATCAGATAGAATTAATGCAATCGAAGCCGCTAATAATCAGGTATCTATATCTTCATATAGCCAGTTAGACTACGCCTCTTTTGTTGGAACGCAGTTTGCAGTTTTAGGCACTGAACTTTTAAGTTTTGATCCAGTATATAATTATGTTACTCTGCCAAGAATTGCAAGTGGATCTTTTTCTAAAGTGAAGTTTAGTTCACCAACTGCTGGACAGGTTGTTCCAGATTTTTTTAAGACTAAAATTGAAAATACATTTTCTGGTGTAGATACTGGTGGGGCTATCGTAGAGATGAGTCCAATGTATAATGCAATTTTAGATGCCCCTGATAAGGTTTGGCGTAGAAATGTAATAGCAAACTCGCCTTCACTATCTGGTGCACAAATGATGTTTTATGCAAAGGTGCCTGGTGAGGCCAGTGGATCTTTAAAAACAAATTGTTTAAAGTTGAATCCATTTCCATCTTTTGGTTGCGATATTGCCAGTATTGAATATACCACTAAACTGAATCCGTCTCTATCAGAAGCTGATGGTTGGACTAAATTAAATCAATATGGATATTATGATGGAGACCTAGCAGCAGTAGGTAAGGTTGCACCTGGTGGGTGGAGCGTTGCGGGTTCGGATAGTATAGAGAATGCTGGACCATTATGTTTTTATTTCCCCGAAATAGATATTACTGCTGTCAGAATAAAGTTTGTGCAAAAAAATTATCTAACGGAACTTGGTAAAAGCGTTTATACATATGGTCTTTCAGATATGGATATTCGCTATGATAAGTTTATGCCGACAGGAAAAACTATTATCAAGTTTACTCCAAAAAATGGAGATATTATTAATAATATCATTAGTGTTACACCTAAAATTTATAATGTTCCATTAAGTGCAATTTCTTCTGTTTTTAGTTATCGTACAATATATCAAAATGGTGGATCGTATTCTTTATCAAATCCAGGAGCATCTACGTCAGTTTGGTTAGAGGTAACATTAAAAATGTTGGATGATAAAACTCCTCCAACTTTAAGCGATATAATAGTTCAGTATGACTGACTTAATTATCTAGATTTTATTTTTACTATTTAATATAGTTCATAGTCGTAAAATACTTTAAGGAGAAATGACTTATGCCAACGTTTTATACTGGTCCACGACCCGTTCTTAAGGGCAGAACATCTACTACGATGATTCATCCATACAAAAAAAAGGTAGGCGTATATTCTTTCTGGTCAAACTGGTCTCCTGATCATGTTTTAGATGGCGCACCAGATAGTAATCGCTTGCCTGGTACCGGCTATTTCCCTGGCAATGTATTCCTGTCACAAGTTTTTAGAGGGTTGAATCTATATGTTCATCCCCTATCAGGAACTTTTGCTAATGGCATTAAAACTCGGTTTAAGCCGAAGGAATATAAAGGCCTAGAAGGTGCTAAAGCTTTTGGTACAGGTTTTGGTCACGCAAACAGAATAAGTGCGTATAGTTATAATAACTATTTATTTGATGGTGTTACTTCAGCAAACGTAATGACTAATGTTGGTCATGGTCAAAGGACAGAAGCACAAGGCGCTCCAGCCACATTTGGTATTTTTATTCCAGATAGATTTAATGGAGTTGCTAGCGCAGCAGTATTCCCATCTAATTTTGGTCAAGCTTACCCTAGTGGTTATAATAACGCTTATGGTAAGAATAGGGTTAAGGAATATAGAGGTGTCCCTTCAGCAAGGGCTTTGTAAGTTTTACTCTAATCCGATTCATTTAGAAAGGGATCATAGAATATCTGGCATTTTTGCGTGGATATCTATTTTCCTATTTGTTTTAGCATATGATATCTATGCTATTAAAACCAGAAAAGCAGAAACTTTAACAAGGTTTTTCTGGCGATCAACAGAAAATAAATCAACATCAACTTTAACACATGGAGTGTGGATACTTTTGAGTTTTCATCTTCTTATAGAGAAGCCGTTACGTAGATTTTTTCAAAGAAGGAATATATATGAAAAAAATATATAAAGATATTATAGAGCGAATGATATGGACTGCCGCTCAGGCATTCTTGGCAACATTTGTTGTTACGGATATGAGTAGCCTTAAGGTAGCCGCTGTAGCAGCGGTTGCAGCGGCCTTAAGCGTAGTTAAAGGGCTTGCAGCAACAAAAGTCGGGGATCCAGAATCTGCATCTTTTTTGAATCTGAAATAGCTAGTTGAGTAATTCATTATGGTATAATTATTCGGACGGATAATCTTACCAGATTAAACAGCCCCGTTAAGGCGGGGCTGTTTTTTACTCTCTCTTTTAGATTAAGGGCAAATAATGTTTCTCCAGGAATTGCAAAATGCAATTGATACTAATTCGATACCAATTGATATCGCTCAAAAGTATTTAAAGTTGTATATATCCGATGTAGACTGGTTGGAATCAATTAGCCAACTTTGGTTGAACTCCCAAAAGAAGTTTAGAAATGACGAGATGGCAAAGGCGCATGTTAAAAAAGCTATAGCTTGCACAGTGTTACTGCCATTTTTGGAGAAAACAAACATACCTACACCAGCAACTCATCTTCTTTTTTGGTGTCAAAGTTGGAAACAGTTTGATCAGCAGGATTGGTCAGCTATGTTTTTAGATCTTTTAAAAGAAGATGCTAAAATTATTATTAATAGGAATAAGATAATAAAACTAGGTGTTATTGATCCGATTGATATCCCTCCAATGACTAGGCAGGCATATAATTGGATATATGATAAAGCTACTGAGTCTGAATCTTTTGATGACGATCAGTTATCTGATTTTAAGGAAAAGATAACTAATCTAGTTAGAGTATATGGTGGAGCAGTGATTTGTAACTTGTTTATAAATCATGAACTAAATATAAATAAAGTATTTAATTGGCGAACTGGATATTTTTTAGAAAAGCAAATATATAAAGCCTATTCTATGGAAGATATTTGTACACTAAAAAAGGCAGAACTACTTAAAATGAATTCGATGTATATAAAAAATATTGGAAATAAGGCAGGAGCAACAAATGAGTAATATTGAATTAGGAATCGAAAAAGATGATTCAGTTAATAAGTCAGCAGTGAAAAAGTCTATGGACACCAGTCATTTTTTATTTAAATTGAATGAAGAATTTGTAGAATCCTATAGGTCAAAAAAGTCACCATTTGGATATGCCGATGCAGCCAATAACTCAGTTGGTGAGATCACCTTTTTAAGAACATATTCAAGACTCAAAGAAGATGGCACTAAAGAGGATTGGGTTAGTGTATGTGAAAGAGTAGTAAATGGAATGTACTCTTTACAGAAAGAGCACTGCAAGGTAAATAGGCTTCCATGGAACGATGCAAAAGCGCAAGCTTCAGCAAAAGAATGCTTTGATAGAATGTTCAATTTTAAGTGGACACCACCTGGTCGTGGTCTTTGGGTTATGGGTACGCCACTCGTAAATGCTCAGAAAAACTCAGCAGCACTTCAAAATTGTGCATTTATTTCTACTGCAGAAATGACTAAACACAATCCTGCTAAGCCTTTTGGCTTCTTAATGGAAGCATCAATGCTTGGTGTCGGAGTCGGTTTTGATGACAAAGGCGCTGATAAAGATTTTATCATCTATAAGCCGAAATCTGATGTGATAATATATATCGTTCCCGACACTCGTGAGGGGTGGGTCGAATCGGTTACCATGTTGATTAATTCTTATCTTAAACCTGATCAGTCAACAGTTGAGTTTAATTATGAAGAAATTCGCCCTTTAGGTGCGCCCATCAAAACGTTTGGCGGCGTTGCAGCAGGGCATGAGCCGCTAGAAAAACTCCATAATCATATTCGTAGAATCTTTTCTGGCCGCGATGGAGAAAAATTAACACGTGTTGATATTGCAGATATCGGTAACACAATAGGTGTATGTGTTGTGTCGGGGAATGTAAGAAGATCAGCAGAGCTACTCATCGGCCGTCTTGATGATCAAAACTTCCTCAATCTTAAAAACGCAGATGTTTTTCCTGAGCGAAACTCCTATGATCCAGATACGCCTGGTTGGGCATGGATGTCAAATAATTCTGTTGAGGCTTCAGTTGGTGCTGATCTCTCTAATATTATTGATGGTATTGCTCTAAATGGAGAACCAGGTGTTATATGGATGGACATGTCTCGCAAGTATGGACGTCTTGCAGATCCTCCAAATAATAAAGATTGGCGCGTTTCTGGTTTTAATCCATCTCTAGTTCCAGGCACTAAGGTGTACACGACAGATGGAATTGTTTCAATCGAAGAGCTTGAAGGTAAAGATTTTAAGGTCAAAAATCTCGATGGACAGATTAGTGCAGCATTTTGCTGGAAGAGCGGAGTAGATAAGCCTGTATATTCTGTTAATCTTGCCGGAGGCTGGTCTTATGGGGCAACTAAGGAGCATAAGTGGCCGGTTTGGAACTCCGAGAATGAGCGCTGGGAGAAGAAAACAACTCTGGAACTAAATCCAGGAGATCTTCTACCAAACCTTAAGCAGAACAGTCTTTTTCCTGAAGGTACTCGCGGCACTTATGATGAGGGTTTTCTTATCGGGTGGAACCTTGGAGATGGTTGGCAAACTAATCGTCTGGACGGTCGTCGTCAGTACGGTTTCATGGTTTCGGAAGATGATCGGAATAGCGGTATAGACACCATTCTAATCAGCGCATTAAATGGCCTTGATGTCAAGACTGATTTCATTAACAAAGATGAAATTAATATTTCTTCCAAAGCACTTCGCGATCTCTTCGATAGTTTTAATGTCGGCCATAAAACCGAGGGACTTCCAGCAGCCGTGTGGCAGTCTGATGTATCTGATGACTTTCGTCGTGGTTTAATTGACGGACTATTCTCAGCAGATGGCTCGGTAACTGTTTCTGATCGTCGCATTAGTTTTAGTCAGGCATCGGAGCACATGGTGGATGACGTTGCATCTTTGCTGGGATTCTTTGGTGTAAAAACATCTAAGCAGGAAATAACACGTACACGTCATGAAGCATTCCCAGAGTCGTATGCTGATGATGGGGCTACATTCACCCGATACGTTCTCCGAATCGGCTCCGCTTTAAATATCAAACACTTCTTAGAGAACTTCAAGTTTAGTCGTTCGGACAAGCAAGCGCGTGCGATCTCAATAGTGGAGATGACCCGCCGCACAGACGACACGTCATGGTTTATTCAGGTAAAAGATGTAACCGATGCCGGAGCGTCTGATGTCTGGGATGTGACAGTTTATGATGAAACTCACGCTTTTCAGCTAGATCATTGCATCACAGGTAACTGTGCTGAGCAGTCACTTGAGTCGTATGAAATGTGCACGTTGGTAGAGACCTACCTAAATAGACATGATTCTTTAGATGATTTTAAACGTACATTAAAATTCGCCTATCTCTATGCTAAGACTGTAACATTGCTCCCTACACACTGGGAGGAAACTAATGCAATAATGCAGCGCAATCGTCGTATTGGAACATCTATATCAGGTGTTGCAAACTTTGCAGATAACGTAGGTATGCCGACATTGCGTGAATGGATGGATGAGGGATATCAGACTGTTCAGCGATATGACAATATCTATTCTGAGTGGCTTGGCATCCGCGAATCCATTAAGACTACTACAATCAAGCCATCTGGAACCGTATCAATCCTCGCAGGTGAATCACCAGGTGTTCACTGGACACCTGGTGGTAAATACTTTATGAGAGCAATTCGATTTGCAAACGATGATCCAATGCTACCACTTTTTAAAATGGCAAATTATCGTGTCGAACCCGCTTCAGAGTCTCCAGATACAACTTCTGTAGTATTCTTTCCTATTAAGTCAGATGCTAAACGTTCAGAGAAAGACGTAACTATCTTTGAAAAAATGGCTTTAGCCGCTGCAGCACAAAGATATTGGTCGGATAATTCCGTGTCGGTAACAATTTCATTTGATACTGAACAAGAAAAGCACCATGTTGGTACTGTTTTACACATGTATGACGGTCAGTTGAAAACTGTTTCATTTCTGCCATCAGGTAATTTTACATATCCTCAAATGCCATATACTCAGATAACTGAAGAGGAATATTTAGAAAACTCAATGAATCTACTTCCTATAGATCTTAGCGGAGTATATGCCGGTTTGGCTGCTGATGCAATTGGCGAAAGCTATTGCACTACATCGTCATGTGAAATAAAGTTCATTAAAGAAAATATCAAGGGGTAAGTTAATTAAATGTCAGTAAACTATGATGAAGATGATTTCAAAAAAAAGTTTCAAGATATTGTTGAATCAACAGATCTATCTAAAATCTCAGAAGAGTTTGAAGTAGAACTTAACTTTGGAACAAAAGAATTATTGCTAGTTCAGCAGTCGTTAAGTGACGCTGTGTCAAATATTGCAGAGATTCTTTTAGGTCGTAATGATGGTTGTTTTGATATAGTATTTGGTGAAGATTCTATACATCACAATCTTATATGTGCCTTGTATAAGATAGCCGAAGATTTTAATGAGGCGATGTCAGAATATTATAATGATTTCGAAGAAATAGATCTAGAATTTGAATCAGACGAACAAGAAGGTGAAGAATAAATTGTTAGATAAAACTATAAAAGTGTTAGATAAAGGGTATGTTACATTGATTGATTCGATGGGTTCGGATCTATCATTTGTTAATTCAGCAAAAGCCTCTTTTGCAAAACAGTCGAATTCTTTAGATGAAGCAGAAATAAGACTGTTAAAATTCTTAGCTAGAGAAAATCATTTATCGCCATTTCGACATGCATTTATGACTTTTGAATTTAAAGCCCCTTTGATGGTTGCTAGACAGCATTGGAAATATATAGTAGGCTCAGATCATACAATGGATTCCTGGAATGAGGGGAGTAGACGCTATGTAACTCAAGAACCAGAGTTTTATATCCCCGCAGGGGATGAATGGCGCTCAACTCCGGAGAACAAGAAGCAAGGATCAGGTCCAGCTATCGACATCGAAGCAGGTGCCGAGTGGACACGGCAACTGGAGCAATACTGTACATTAGGAGAGAGCCACTACAAGGCTGCTATGGAGGCAGGACTCGCCGCTGAGCAGGCTAGACTCTTTCTTCCCGCTTATGGTATGTATGTAAACTATAGATGGTCTTGCAGTTTCCAATCTTTAATCCTATTTTTGAACCAAAGATTGGAAGAGGATTCTCAAAAAGAAATACAGGAATATGCAAAAGCAGCTTATCTATTAGCAAAAGATATATATCCAGTTTCATTAGAACTTCTTTTAAATAAGGATTTAATCTGATGGAGTTATTATTAATTTTCATTTTCACTTTAGGTATAAATTGGATGATGTCTTTGCACAGTAATTATCAATATACCAAAACTAATAAAGAGAAGCTAGTTTTAATAACTCTATGCGTATTAATCGGCTTTGGATTAGGCTTGATAGTGGTATGACTGTAGTTTCAGTTTCTAGAAAAGATATTCAATATATGCAGCTTTGTCTTGCCGCATCACAGATCTTTTCAACATGTGGTAAAAGACAGTATTCAGCGGTATTAGTTGACGAGTTGGGCCATGTCGTAGGAATGGGTTATAATGGTGGTCCGAGTGGATTTACACATTGTAAAGATGGCGGTTGTCCAAGATTATTAGAAAATTCACCAAACGGATCTAGTTATGAAAACTGTTTTGCAATCCATGCCGAAGCAAATGCATTCCTTCATTCAGATTATTCATCAAAGCCTACAAAATTGTATGTGAATGGACCACCATGCTTTTCATGTGCCAAATTAATTTGTAATTCAACAATAAAAGACGTCTTCTATTTAGCAGATGAAAACTATTTAGATTGGCCAAAGATTCAAGTGTTTTTTAATAGCAAAAATATTCAATGTTGGGATTTGACAAAGTGGCTGCATCAAAACTAAACTATATAGTTGTATACAAGAATCATAGTCAAGTATATGGTTCTGGTACAAAAAAGGTAGCTACAGCTACACCGTTACCAGATGGTGTCGCTGCAGAAGACAAAAATATATACTTCATAACATTTGAACCAGATTCAGGAAATATATGTCTCTCAAAAGTAGAGGAAGAAAGTGACTAAGAAGAATAACAACAAGAAAAAAGTAAATGTCAAACTTTCGGCAGGACAGACTTTAGTAGTATTAAATTACGAAGACGCAAAACACATTGCGGATACGTACGATTTTTTATCTACTGAATTTCAATCCCATGATGACATTTCCTATTTTTTAAATCTTGCAGCAGATATTCGCAATCAATCAGTAGACAACTATTTTTCTAATGACAATTTAGAAGAGGAATATTATTATGACTAAAATGTCATTGATTCGCAAGCATAAAGTTTTCTTTTTATGCGCTATTGGTATAACATCAGCTGTTATGGCATCTGAACTTAGTAGAAAAAAAATTACTAATCTCAACCGGTCTCCTTCAATTCAACAGTATTTAAATAGACTTGTTGAATTTGCGGACAAGTCTTCATTAGATGAGTTTGAAGACCAGTTTTTGACGATGGTGGATTTTGGATCTAGTTTAAGTGATGCATTCGATAGTGTCGTTAGTCAAACTAAAGAATCTGATTCTTTTTAAAAAGGAAGTTGTTTAATGAATATTGACCTTTGCGTTGTAAACTATAATACGAAAGACCTACTAAAAAGATTCCTTGATTCGCTACATAGCGATCTTTTAATGATACCTAAAAAATGGAATCTATTTATTGCAGACAATGGCTCTACTGATGGATCTTTAGAATTCTTGGAAGATAGTGGTTTCAAATATAAAATTGATCTCGGAATAGCAAATGAAAATATTGGATACTCTGCAGCGTGTAATCAGTTAGCTAGCAAATCTAGTGGTGATATCATTGCACTGCTAAATGCAGATGTATGGATGACTAGTGAAGACATCTATAGGATTTGTAGAATCTTTGAACAGAATGAAGATATTCATATTTTAGGTCCTAAACAAATGGATGAAAATTATAGAATAACTCACGCAGGAATTGTTGGAACCAATACACATCCAGGTCATAGGGGTTGGCAAGAGTATGATCCTCTTGATAGTATGTTTAAAGATAGAGTTGATTGTGTGACAGTTTCAGGTGCAGCTTATTTTATTAGAAGATATGTTTGGGATGCATTAACTAATAATACTAAGTATAGGGAAATATATCCAGATGCAATTGGAGCATTTCTTCCGACTCCACACTATTATGAAGAGACATGGTGCTCCTATTTTGCTAGACACCTAGGCTATAACGTAATATACGATGGTGCTGTAACTATTGGTCACAGTTGGCATGCTTCTTCGCCCAAACCCGGTGAAGGTTATAGCCATGCTGATGCACAGTTTGCTGTTAGTAGGGAAATCTTTAGATCGGCATGTGATTTTATTGGTATTGAAAGAGACTGACTTGATTGTTCAGGGCAATGTTAAGGCTGTCGGTAAAAAAGTGTATTCAGATTGTGAAATGCAGTTTTTGACGGTAGATGTATCTAATAATGAAAAGCCGTTTTTAATCGAATTCTTATGTGATAATATCACCGCCTCCGCTGCAGAGTACATGTTGAAAACTGCAGGCGATAAGAAATTAGTATTCAAATTTGAAATTGATTTGATATAATTATCCAGTTAACCCATAGTGACCCTTATAAAGAAGGAGGTTTAATGCAGACATTTTTGCCTTATGCAAATTTTGATGCTAGCGTCGCATGTTTAGATATGCGACGTCTTTGAATGCTTGGAAAGCAACGTGTTGAAACTATGCAAGTTCTTAATATTCTATTAGAAAGAACTCCAAGTAAAGGATGGCGAAATCATCCAGTAACTTTAATGTGGAAAGGTTACGAAGTCGCTCTACAGTCCTATCAAAATGCCACTCTAAAAGAATGGATACGTCGTGGATATAGAAACAATATTAAGTTTGAGATATTAGAAGATGAACTCATATTTCCAAATTGGTTTGGGGATGAAAAATTTCATATCTCACATCGGTCAAACCTGCTTAGAAAAGATTTTTTATATTATTCTCAATATTTTGAGAATGTCGATTCTAACCTTCCTTATGTATGGCCGGTGATGCAAAGTGGCAGTTAGTGTTTTTCTTTCTGGTGCAATTGAAAACTGCGGGTCTTACGCCTATGGATGGAGAGGGGTAGCAACCTCAATGCTTGAGGGGTCTGGTTATAAGGTATTTAACCCCCTTGACATTAAGGTCACAGAAGACTCTAAACCTCATGAAGTAGTTGATAAAAATCTATTTTTACAGAAACGATCTGATATTCTTTTAGTCGAATATATGATTCCGGATAGGTGTTATATTGGAACAGATTTTGAAATGACATATGCTAAATTGCACAGTCAACCAGTTATTGTGTTTTGCGATACTTTAAACAAAGATAGAATTTATTTGAAGTATTTAGCAACAAAAGTTGCTTCTTCATTAGAAGAAGCTGTAGAATATATACGTTCAAATTATCCAACTAACTAATGAAAGGTTATGAACAATGGCAGAGAATAAGTTTAAGTATTTCGCAGTAACTTCAACAACAATAGTAAAGGCCAATAATAAGGCTGACGCAGAGCGAATTGCTCTAAGTGTAAAGCGTCCAGCAAATGTTCCTGGTGAACTTATCTATAAAGATGTTGAAGTTGAACGGATTAGTGCAATCCAAGCTCGCGAACAACTTGTCGGCTGAATATAATTTATTGTTGGTATAACCGTTAATAGGGGAGGGTAGGGCATTCCCGTCCTGCCCTCCCCTGTAGTTATTAAAGGAAGATTGCATGCTAATCGCACAAATGATAGGTAAAAATGAGTCAAGTAGATATTTAGAAGTGGTTCTACAAAGACTATTTACTCAGGTTGACAAGATCATCTTTACAGATGATTGTTCAACTGACGATACAATAGAAATTGCAGCAAAATATGCTGAAGTGTTTCAAACACCTGAGTCGCTTTTTAGTAAGCATGAAGGTCAGCTGAGAGCATTTGCTTGGAGTAATCTTGAAAAGTTTGCTAAAGTTGGAGACTGGATTATCGCAATTGATTGTGATGAACTTCTTTTTCATTTAGAAAATCAACCAATTTCTCAAGTTTTAAATTCTGCACCCAATGATGTAGTAAATGTAAGATTTTATCATATGTGGAATGCTAGCCAATTCCGTGTAGATAAACTTTGGACACCAAATAATAGTTCACGTATATTTAGATACATTCCCAATGGCGGATTTGCTAATAGAAAACTTGCCTGTGGTTCAGAGCCAACTTATATTTTGGATTGGATCAGATCTGGTAACTATTGGCAAGATTCAAATCTTGTGATGCAGCACTTAGGATATGCCAAAGATGAGGATAAGTCAGCTAAATGGCAACGATATTCAGAAATTGATCGTGGGGAATTCCATAATCTTAATCATATCAATTCTATAATGGATGAGAATCCAGTTCTAATTAATTGGAATACTCTTATCAATTATGAAACACCAAAGTTCGTAGGAGTCTAAAATGACCATTCTCGATCCAAAGCAATCTATTCAAAAACTTACGTACAATATGAATCAAAAAGAGAAGTTTGCGTACATTAATATTCCTAAAGCTTCAGTAATTGGTTTAGGAAAAAATAGCGAGTACGCCTTTCCAGCATATTTTGCTAAAAATGTAATATCATCTTTTCGTAAGAATAATCCAAAAGTTATGAAAGCAGTATCCCATACACTTTCATCTGATATTCAAAATGGTAGACATTCAAAAATTGGTTTAGATAAAAATAGTGAATATTTTTATTCAAACATTTTTGAATACTACTTCATGAAGCATAGAGATATTTATAACTCTTTTATAGATTTTTATATCAGAAATAGTTCTTCGGTAGTTGTCAGTTTCCACGATAAGAAGAATATTCAAAAGCATTTTGGATTTCAAACTCATGTTATAAATGTTCCATTTAATAACTATTATGATAAAATAGATTCTGTCTATTCACAGTTAACTGAGTTTGATGGAGTAGATTACTGCATATTCGATTGTGGAGTTCTAAGTTTGGGGTTATTTCCAAAGATTTGGGACAATCTGAATTTTTCAATTATAGATTTAGGTAAGACTCTAACTCTTTCCAAGTCTTCTCACTGATATCGAATTGGTAGCATTAATTTATAGGAACGGCAGAAATATCTTCTGTCGTTCCTATATTTATAGATAGGGGATTTTTATGGGCAAGTTTGAGCAAGACGACACTGAATTTTTAATTGACCTACTACTAGAGACGTCTCTGTCAATTCCTGATATAGCAAAAGAATTAGATATGCAGATAGTTGATGTCAAAAAAAAGATTGATCAACTTGGATTAGGTTGGATTAAAGATTCTAAAAAGAAAATGTCGAGAGGACAGAGTGCGCTTACTGCAATTATGCAGAAAATTCTTGTTGGAGAAAAAATAGTTAATGAATATACAATTGTTGATAATTTAAGACTTGATGTTTATTGCCCTAAATACAAAATTGCAGCAGAGTATCATGGTAGGCAGCATTTCTTTTATACTAAAAGATTTTTTGATTCAAAATATGAATTTGAACAAGCGCAGATTAGAGATGAAAAGAAATTACAATTTTGTAAAGATAACGGGATTGCTCTTATTGTTTTCCGATATAATGATACCTTGACTGAGGATATAGTTTTCAATCGTATGCTAGAAGTAATTAGAAAAACAGACTACATTCCAGATGTTAAACCTAAAAAAGCAAATACAACATCTACGTATTATCAAGAGATGAAAAAAAAGAATTCGCAATATCGTAAAAAGATATATAGAAAGATGAAAGATTCTAAATCAAATGATCCTAGATGAGATAACTGAAGTTCAGGAAGTTCCCTTAGAATATCAGATCTTTGCACTCTGCTTTAAAGAGGAGGGTGCAATCTCGTATTTCAATGAGAATTTAGATTCAGATTTGGTAGGTTTAATACATGGAGAAAAGGGTATAAATGAATTCTATACAGCCCTACTCTCATTCTATAGAGCTACATCATTAGATCGTATTGATTCAATTGCATTTAAGTCATGGTTGAGTTCTGAAACAGAAATCTACGATGCGCTTGGAGGTAATGCTGGAGTAAGTATTCTGATAGATCTTATTCTTTCTACAGACTTCTCTAATAAGGAATCTGTTTTAGAGCTAGTTAAATATAAGGCCAATAAACGCAAGCAGATTAACTATTTACAAGAACTTCAAATCCTTATAGGTAAAAAGGGATTAAAAAAAGAAGAAGACATTTCTAGAATTAACGAACTTGCGTCAGCAATTAAAGATCTAGAAAATCAAATTAAATACGATCCCTTT